CATCAGCCTTCATGCTGGCTGGAGCCGGCCCAACGGCAATCACTCGATCTTTGTACGTTGCATTGTTGTTGATGTTCGGCTTAAAGAACGTGCCACTATTCAACCGGAACCCAATGTCGTGATACCCGCCACCATTGGTGAACGTATAGACACCAGTGGTCAATGTCTGCACCGTGCCGTCGCCCCAGTCCACCGTGACGCTTCCGTTTGTCGTGAAGTTCGGCAGCGCAAAAGTAGCGCCCAGGACCCGCCAGCGCCAGAAGTTGTCATTGACTCCAGCCAGGGCATTGATTTGAGCCTGGGTCAAGTCCCCGTCGTAGATGGCCGTGCGTTTGATCGTGGGGCCAACCAGCTTCACCGTGGACCCGCCACCGGCTGTGCCGAAAGGGGAGTTGACCGTGGTGAAAGCAGAGGTCGGGAAGATGCTGGAGTTGGCGTTGGACAGGGTGGCGACGTCTGGTGTGCGGGTGACGGTGGAGCCGGAAGTGGGGATGTAGGAGGTGGGGAAGGAGCCTGCTTCTATCTGGATCCCCCAAGCGTAATAATTATTTCGCCCCGCGAAATCGTGCCAAAACGATAAGCTAATTAACGAAGAAGAAGCAGTTGTAAAATTAAAAGATATTTTTATTCTTTTCCACCCGTTTAGATAATTATCTATCCCTTGATTGGTTACAGTTACTACCGAAGGGCTAAAATTTTCATGAGAAAAAGTGTTGTTTGATAAGTCAAAAGTAGCCCTAAATTCCCCAGTATACCCTACATTGTATATTTGTATGCGCACAACACTACCCAGGCCGGGCTTAACAAAAGCACTAAAGGTATATGTTTGCCCTGCTGCATAGGCAATCTGTTTTTGCATATATCCTCCGCCAGCAGAATCAAATAAATCGGCAGTAAATGTATTGTCTGGTGCGATTCCTACATCAGCAGAATAACCTCCACCGTTTACCGATCCCCATCCACTAAATCCTCCACTATTTGTATTAAAATTTGTAGCCGCTGGTTCCACCATCAGCCCAAGGCTTTCCCCCGTCGTCGGGTTGTGATCGAAACGCGGGACACCAGCAGCAGCAGTCTTGATCAACCCGTCGGACCCCACAAACGTTGCCGTGCTGGCCCGCGTAAACGTAACCCTGGGGTCCAAGCGTTTGGTCTTTGCAAAGTCAATGCCCAGGGCTGGACGTGATGCGGGGTAAAGAGATTTGATAGTCATGATCGGGGGACCTCAGGAGTTAGCGGCTTTGATGACCGCGAAATTAAAGACCGGTGCCTCTGTCGTGGTGCCCGACAGCGTGGCAAACGACAAGTTGAAACTGCCCGCCGCTGTGGCTGTCACCCAGATCGCGTATCTGTCCGTGCCGGATCGTTGAGAGACCCGGACCACATCGTTGATTGCGACCGCTGAGTTCGTCACCGTGAACGTCTGGAACGTGGTTGAGCCCGCAGCTGAGAACAACGTGATCGAGCCACACGGGGCGTTGATCGTGACCCCAGTCGTCCTGGACGTGAGCTGTGTCACCGCAGCACCAGCCCCAACTGCGTAGCCGATGCCGCCCGTGGCGTTAGCCAGCATCCCGCCAACGGAGATGAAAGCCGAGTCCTGAAACGCCATCGTGCCCAGGTACTGATTCAGCGGTATCTGGTTCGGATCGGTGCCGACATCAACCTGGCTTGCCACCGGATAAACAACGCTCGCAACGGTCTCCTTGATTGGGTTGCCAAACGTGATGTCGGGATTTATGGAGCTGTAGATCCTGCGGGTCAACGTGTCCAGGTCACCACCCAGCTCAGGTGTCAGGTCGGAAACGACGTTGATGGCAACGCCTTGTGGATCAATGGTGATGAAACCTGTTTGCTGGTCTACCGCAAACGTGTCCCCAACCTTGAACTTGCCGCTCTGGTCGGTACTGGTGAGCCAAACCTTGCCACCGTTGCGGCTGATGGCCTCGTTGGCCTCAATCGCCACCCCACCGTTTTCTGGCAGTGCGGTGTAATCAGTGCCAGACCCGGCGTACTCCATCGTGTGGGACGCAGTGCTGACTATTGACCGCAGGTAAAAGCGCCACTGGGTTCCACTCGGAACAGTGACATCAAGACCTAGGTTCTGGGCCCTGTTGCTGGGGTTCGGACGACTGATGGTGACGTTCCACCCGGCTCCGTTGACCCCAGAGTTGAGGATTGGGTAAAGGTAGGTTGTGCCGCCTACGGTGACCTCAGCCAGCATGTTGATAGCGGGCCGGTTGGCATCACCGAACCACCCAGGACCGGTTGACGGGGCATTAATGGCAAAGGTGACAGCAGCAGCTGTGGCAGAGCCGTTCGACGTAGCTGTGAAGATTGGGCTTGGGCTCTTGCCGTCAGCAATCAATCCATATCGACCGAAGTCAGTGGTGCCGACCTCCATGTTGATCTGTCCACCAGACAACGCCTTGGCGTGGTAATGGCAAAACAGACCAAAGAACGACACGGCCTGGGCATAGCCGTTGTTGCACACCAGCAGACCTGGTCCATCCAGGCAGATCTGGGTGAACTCGTTGAGAACGAAGCTCCTCAGGGGACTGGATACGTCCGGCAACGAACCATCAACGATGATGCCACCACCAGTTGGAGCTGACGTCAGGTCACCACCAGTGCCGGAGTAGTTGTTTGGATCAAACGCAGCATTGTTGATGCCGCTGTCGTTGTAAGAGGTGCTGTTGTTGATGTAAGGCGACTTACGAATAATGCAACCCGGCAAGAAGCCAGCAACCCAGCCTTGGTTGGCTGGTAGTCCATAGGTTGCGTCGCTATCAACAGTGTTGGTGCCACGCGCCCCTGATGCCTTCAGGCCCGCAAAGGTGAAGTTGTCAATGTAGGTGCCGCTGTTGCAGCGGAACATGATCTGCGTTTCGGTGGCAGGCGTTGGGTGGATGAAGCACGACCGCTGTGCCTCACCAACGATGGAAAGGTTGGCAACGGTGATGTCGATGGGCAGTACCTCTTGGTACACGCCAGGGGCCACCTTGATGATGTCGCCAGCAGCAGCAGCAGCCACGGCGTTCTTGATGGTCTTCTTTGGATTGATGATGCGGTGACCGTCGTTCGTGTCATCACCGTTGATCGAATCGACGTAAATGGTCGTGGGCTGCGTCGTGAACGTGCCGCCGGATGCAACACCTAGCCACGAAGAACCGTTCCAAACCGACAGGGTCTTGTTGACGTCGTTCTGCAGCCAGGTCTTGCCAAGCCTCCAGCCACTCCCGGCTGGCGTCGACGTCTGGACCAGCGTGTCGTGACGCACGTCCATCTCGTTGGTCGTGGCGCCAGTGGTGCCGATGTACGCATTGCTCGAGACCCAGGTCTCGGTTGAATCAATGGTTTCGTCGGTGTTGTTCCAGGTCGTTGAATCGACGTAGGTCTTGGTGGCGGCGTCCTGGGCGGACGTCGGATCACCAAGGCCGGTGATCTTGTTGGCGCCCATGGCCAGGGCCCCGGTCATCGAGTCCCCGGCCGACGCGACCGTCGTCGAGTCCACGTACGCCTTGGTGGCTGCGTCTTGGGCGGACGTTGGATTACCGACGCCTGTGATCTTGTTGGTCGACATGGCCAAGGGGCCAGTCATCGTGTCGCCAGCTGATGCGACGGTCGTGGTATCGACGTAGTTCTTTGTGGCTGCGTCCTGTGCCGCTACCGGATCCAGGACATTGGTGATCCGTTGGTTGCTGGCCGTCGGGAAGCCCGTTGTCGGGTCCACGTAGACCGATTGCTTGATGTCGTCGTCGATCTCCTGTTCTTTGTACAGGTGCTGCAGGTTGGTGGTGTCCAGGTCAGCCGCGACCAGGGTCGACCCGTCGGCATAGTCAACCAAGTTGCCAGGTAGGGGCGTCAGTCGCCTGATCTCAACCCGAACCCCCGCCCCCGGAGCTGTCGTGAACTGGATGGTGCTGTCGTTGACCCAGGTGAAGGCCGACGTCAGGGTGTAATTGACATACGCAACGATGTGTTCCTTGCGGATATAAGGAAACGCCACTGCGAATTGAGTGGCTGAGCCGTTGCCGGTATTGATGCTGTACGAGTAAGGCATCGGGGTCTAGCGGGGGGTTGGGGACCAGGAGGTGCTGGGTTGCGCTGGCTGCAAGCTGTTGTCCATACCGTACCGTTGAATGTAAGTTTTTTCAGCCTTTCTGGCTTCAGCGTCGGCCTCTTCAGCAGCAATGAGCTGACCCTTGGCCGTGTTGAACTTGAAGTCCTCCTTGGCCAACTTTTTGAACCGTTGGATCTCGGTTTGGATTGCAGCAGCACGGAGGCTGACGTCGCGGCTTGACGGCCCGTCAATGGGCCAAGACTGGTACTGAGGGGACTCGATCAACTTGGTGGCTGTCTGTTCAAACGTCAAGCCGTACTCGTCCTTGACGGACGCAAAGCGCACGACGTAGTCCTCAAGCTCGCTGGGGGTCAGGCGCATCTCTGGGCCAAAGTCAGCGGCCCGTGGCCCAGAGAAGTTGGTGCCCTTGCCGGACAGCATGCCCATCTCTTCGTGAACGGGTCCAAGGGTTTCGCGGCCCTGCTGGAACGCAGCGAACGGGGTGAACTGCATGGCGGCTTGGAGCCAAGGCATGTCAGCCGGGATGATCTCTGCGCCCAAGATGCCCTGGGTCAAGATCGGGGCCCCGTTGATCCAGTCACGACGCGCCGGCAACGTGTTGGACCACCCGGGCGTTGCGTTGCGCACTTCGTCGAAGGTCTCCTGGAAGAAGCCCATGAGCCCGCCGATGTCGCTTGGGTCCACGGTGCGGCTGATCGGATCTGTCTCGCGTCGTGATGCCCGCAAGGCGCTGCTGTACGGCACCAGGCTGGCCACGATCCTGGACATGTACCGAGCCAATGGATCGCGTTGAGCGGGCCCCGTGATGATCTTGCTGGGGTTGAACGCTGCTTCGTACAACTCGTTGAAACCTTGGAAATAGCTTTTGCTAAGCACACCGCTGGTCGACATCCGAGCCAAGGTCAGCACCAGGCTGGACCCCAAGCGGTTGCGGTTCTCAATCGACAAAGAATTGGCAATGTCGGTGTAATCACCAATGGCCCCAAAGAGCGTGGCAAACGGTTCCAGGGCTCTCATGGACGTAGGGACCGACCAGGTCCTGGCGGTTTCGTCCCAGATCTGGATCGAATACGGCATCCGTTTCTCGATCGTCGTCCACTTCTCCTTGGCGGCAGGGTCAATCGGGCCGCCACCGTTGAACCTGAGATACCCCAGACCCGAAGCCATGGCGACCAGCGACAAAGCCGTTGACCCCATCGCCACTTCCCCCACGGCTCGGTCCCGGGTCCCGGCGTCTTCGCTTGTGACGTCCCTCCACCACGTGTCAACAAAGACCGCAGCAGGCGTGTTGCGCATGGCGGACTTGATGATGTTTGTCGGCACCCGTTGGAACGGTTGGATGAACTTGAAGATCGGACCAACCAAGCGGGCATTGGACAGCGTTTGCATGGCTTCGCCTGGGATCGACCCAATCCGGCCAAAGGGCACCGAGCCGTTGAGGACAAAGTTGGCCAAGCGGTGCTGCGTCTGGCCCTCGTCCACGTACTTCTGGGCAAAGTCCTGCAAGTCGTTGCCGCTCAAGCCCTTGGACTGGCCGATGCTGATGCCGTTCGACAGGGTCCTGGTCTCAAGCTCAGCCCACACGTTGTCGGTGAAGTTGATGGCGTTCATGAAGTTCTGGGCCTGAGGGCTTTCCATGACCACGTCGGCCAAGTTTTTGCCGTCAATCACTGCTGACTTCATGGTTTCTTGGGTCCTGGCGTCTGCGTATTGCTGCGCAAACTTCCAGGCCTCTGGACTGAACTCCTTCATGCCGCGCTCCATTGCCAGATCCATGCCCCGGGGCAGGTGGCGCACGTGCTCGTAGGAGTAGCCAGCGAGCGTGGAGTTGAAGGTGTCGATGCCAAGGGCCAAGCGGCTGGCGCCTGTGCCGACAACTTGCCACAGCTTGTTGATGGCCTGGCCGATGGGGCGTTGGGCGTATTCCTGGCTCATGTTGACCGTGTTGATGGTCCAACCGGTCTGGGCATCTGGTCCAGACAGCAGCTCGCCTTGCGCGTCGCGTTGTGCGACACGGTCCAGCCAATCGAGCGAGCTGACGTCCATGTTCATCAACGACCGGCCAGCTTTTAAGGAGTGGCCAGCAATGCGCATGGCGTTGCTCAAGTTCATCCAGTACTGCTGGTACATCAGCATCGAGTACATGGCTCGCTTCATTTCGCCCTGGGCCACGGCGCCTCCTGCTTGTTGCAATGGGAACCGAGCCAGGTTCAGCATGCCGTTAAAGAAGTTGGTGTTTGCAGTGACGCCGCTGCTGATCAGGTTGTTGACCCGCAACATCAACAACCCGCTGGGGCCAGTGTTCTGCATGGCCGGGTCATCAAGACGACGCCACCACCTCTCGCGCATGGCTGGCTCAGCGCCGGCACTGATCAGGCTTTGAGCCAGCGCATCAGCCGCGGCCTGGGCCTTAGGCGTGATTTCGCCACCGTTGGCGGCTTGCACTAGCTCCTCGTCGATCTTGCCGGTGATGGTCTCCTCGATCGGGCGGGCCCCTTCAACTTGAAGCTCCCTGGTGATCGCTTCCTCAATGTCAACCGCTTCGGCTGGTGGCCCGGCAGGACCAGCAGGACCAGCGCCGACCATCTCGGCCGATGGCCCAGCAACAGCCGCGGGCTCGCCTGCCACTTGCGCCACACCTGTTGCCGGTGGGGCGTCGTAGTTGCGGGGCACCTGCATCTCAACGCCTAGCTGGCCCCAGGGCCTGGTGACCCGCATCACGGCTTCGTGGGTGGCACGTGCTGATTCAGCCGCAGTGATCAACCGAGCCAGGCGTTCTGATTCGTTGAGACCTTCGACACCAGCTGAGTTCAGCCACATGGCAGCTTCCATCGAAGCCTCAACCTGTTTCTTGTCGGCCAGCCACATGGCACGGTTCAAAGCGCCCAGCTGGTACTCCTCAAAGCCAGCAATCAGTGGATCCAGGCCCCGCATGATGAGAGGGCCGTCTTGACCGTGACGAGTCAGCCACGCTTCGCTCAAGGACCGGTACTCCTCCCGGGTGAACACTGGGCGTCCAGACATCTCGGCCCGATCAGGCAACACCTTGGACATCGCGTTGTAACCGTCGACCAGGTCTTCCTTGGTTGCGGTGTAGATGCTTTGGCCGGAAGGGCTTTGGGTCTTTTGGAAACTGTTGGTCAGCAGATCGTCGTAGGTGATCTCTCCGCTCAGCAGTTGCTCCTTGGTCAACCCAAGTTGCTGGGCAAATCGACGCACCCACTCGTCGCTGTTTTCGGGACCAGGGCTTGGGTCCACCGGCCGCGGCCCTTCTGGCACCTCGCTGGTCAACTGCGTCGGCTGCTCTGACAACAGGCGCTCGTCCCGGGCAAAGTCAACCATGGGCTTCAGGCCGGGAACGCCCTGCTTGTCGAGCTCACGGATCCGACGGGCCCATTCCTTCTCCTGGCCCTCGGCCATGCCGACGATGTCAAGGACGCTGCCGAGCCCTTCGGTCTGTTTCTTTAGCTCGCCCGAGTACGCCTGGGCAAAGATGTCCCGAACAGATGTCCAGCCACGGCCCCGGAAAGCGTTGTACAACCGCTCGGCATAGACGAACATGTCGTCGATCAACGCAATGCCATTGAGGATGGCTTTGCCGGCCCCGGCGACGGTCTTCTCGACAGCGTCGGTGGGCTTTATTTCATTGAAAAACTTGATGTCGTCTGGGGTGACGCCAAGCATGACGGCACCCGGCGAAACACCTGCAGCAGCAGCATCTGCGTAGCTTTCAAATGCTTGTGCACCTTGCTCAATGGGTCGATCGGTCCGTCCAGAAGCTCGACCCCGCCTGTTCTTTTCGGCAAAGTACAGCTTCAACTTGGCAAACATTGTGTTCATGACTTTCAGCTGATCCGCAGTCATGCTTCTCAACTGCAAAACATGAAACGCTTCGTGGGCGGCAACGTTTAGCTTGCTCTTTGTGTAATCAACAATGGTTGCACCTTTGAACGGCATCAACGACATTTCGTGGAAGTCAATCACTTCCTTGATTGGGTCCCCTTCAATGCTGGACTTGAGATCAAGGTTGTATCCACCGCCAATGCGACGCACCTTGCCTTGGGTGCCGTGGGCTGCAGTGCCCTCTTTGAACACCATCCCGTCCTGAAACTTTACGGCGACGTCGTCACCAGCAATGCGGCGAACCACGTTGATCATGGTGTCCTTGACGGCTGCAACCACGTCCGGGTCGACGCGATACGAGCTCGGCAACTGGTCCGGCAGGATCTCGCCAGCCTTGCGCACGGCATCGGGGTCCAGTGAACCCATTTGCTCTGACGTCAGCTGAGCGCCGGGCTTGGGGGCGCCAGTTAAGCGATCAAGGGCCGCTTGAGCCACGACAAGGTCTTCCTGGACCTGTGCTTCTTGCTGGACAAACTTGGCCAGGTTTTTGTCCCAGTCCCGCTGCTGCTTTGCCGTTACAGCTGCGCTGGCACTTGGCTCCGGTGGATTGGCTTTCAGTTGCTGAATCTGCTCCTGTGTGCCTTGCAGGAGTTTCTTGACCTCCTGCAACCTTGCTGCGGCGACAGTGACTGGCGGCTCAGCAGCTCTTGCTGTGTACGGATAGGCGTCTTCCAGTGCCTTGATTGCTTCGTCGGAAACAGCAGGTGCCGCCTCCTCGGCTGGTCGCGCAAGCACTGGCGCTTCGGGCGCCGGAGTTCCCGCGCTTGGGACACTCGGGGCCACAGCTTGCGCCGGTGGTTGATCAAGGGGGAGTCGTGGCTTGCCACCTTCGGCCTCGATCGCAGCCCGTAGCCGCTCAAGGTTCTCGGTGACGATGGCTTTAGCTGAACGCTTGGGGCCCACCAAGGCCGCCATTTCATTCAGCAGGTCCCGCACTGGCCCGGTGTACCCGGTGACCCGGTCAAAGATGTTGACAGCGATCGCAGCCTGGCCCCTTGCAGCTTGCGACCCGGCGACGTCGACGACATTGCCGGCAGCCTCAAGAATCCCCCTGCGCCCTTCCCGGGACACAGACGTCAACGCAACCATCTCCTCCCGCAAGGCCTTGAACGCCTCGGTCCTGATGTCCAGCAGTTGATCAAAATTGCTGGTCTTGAACATGTCCTCAAACCCAGGCAACACGCCACCACCAGTGACTTCAGCTGTCTGAGCAAACTTGGCCTCCTGCATGGCCTGGAGGATCTTGTCGGCCGGCCAACCCTTCTTGGCTGCCTGGGCCGCCACGTCCCGTACGACGACGTCGTCGAGCTTCACGCTGCCCAGGGCCACAGCTTTCTCCAGGCTCAACTTGCCGGTGGCGCCTTGCTCAAAGATCTCCTGCGGCAAGCGGGAGAGCGCCACGCCTTTTTCCGCCACGCCTTTGGTGACGTCGATGTTGCGACGAGCCATCTCCTCGCCGTCGATGCCCATGTCGCGCATGATCTTGGCGGCGTCCCAAGCCGTGCCTTGGCCTTCGGCAATGTTTTCCATTGCGCCAATGGCCCGGGCCATGTCGGCATTGGGGGCGTCGATCTCCCAGGTCAAGATGTTCTGGACGCCAGACCGACGGGCCAGGTCCAAGCGGTTGTGGCCGTTGACGACCAGCAGGCGCCCGGTCTCCGGGTCACGCCAGACGCTGACGATCTTGCCGAACAACGGGTCATAGGACTTGGCGTCCTTCAGGGACCCGGAGACACCACGCTTGCCTTTGCCTTGGCCAGCTGCCTTGAACTGCAACCTGACCGGGTCGGTGTCAATGTCAGCAACAGGCGTTTCCCGCACTTGGGAATAGCTCGGCATGGCGTTGCCACGGTCCACCGTCGGCACCGGGCCGGCTTCATCGGGCACCGTGTTAGACGCACGGGACACCGCAATCTCGGCGTCGGTCGTTGCTTTGACGAAGTCAGCTGTTGCTGCTTGCACGTCGGTCCGGGGGTCATCAAGACGCCCTTGGACCTCAACGCCTTGCTGTTCCCACAACGGCGTCCGAGGCCGCATGTCCATGTACGCCTTGGCGATGTCAGGCGCAGAAGGCTTGCTCTTGGGGGCCGGCTGGGTGACGCCAGGGCCGGCATTGGGATCGGTGGCAACCTTGGCGTTAGGGCCGACGGGGGCCGCGGTGACGTCAACTGTTTGCCCAGACGCCGGGGGCTCAGGTGGGACGTTGGGATCAGCACCTTTGGTGGCTTGGCGAGCATTGGCCAGGTTGATGATCGACTTGGCCACCCGGCCGAGGCCCTCGATGGTTGCGCTGGCCGCTGGGCCAACGAAGAACATGCCTTCGACGCCGGACTTCCAACGTGCATCGGCAGCAGTGTCGCCAGGCGCTGAACGCACCAGGTCGAGCAACGGGGCATGGATTGGTGTCCCGCGCTGCTTCTCGACCCAGGTCAGGACCTGATCCGTCAGCGTCGAGCTTGCGTCAAAACCCGCGTAATCGACAATGAAGCCAGGTGCAGCGCCTTGAGCAACGATGGAGCCAGCTCCAATCGCAGTCTTTGCCGCAACACCAGCGACGCCAGGAGCGCCCTTGGCAAAGGAGCCCAAGGTCCTGGAAGCCTGGACCAAGGGTTGCACCATCCTTGCCGCACCGGCAACCGCAGGCACTTGCATGGCCGCACCGCCGGCTCCCTTCAGGCCCTTGGACGCCAAGAAGAATCCCATGGCCCCTTGGATGAATCCGCCCAGCATTTCCTCCGTCGGGTTCTGGTACTTGATCTTCGGCAAAGCCGGCAACACTCCCAGCAACTTGGCGTCCGGGGCCCCCACTGGCCGCGGACGGCCCATTGCCGAGCTGACGATGTCGGCCGGTGCGTTGCCAAGTACGCTTTGGGTCAGGTTCTGGACAGGAGCAACAATCAGCCGCGTCGCTGGTGATGCGTTTCGGCTGATGTCTTCGGCGCCTCCGGTGTAATAAGCGCCGATCGTTTTGCCGACGTCACCGGTGCGCATCAATGTCTGACCGGCAGACACAAGTCCAGAGAGTCCTGCTGCTTGCAGGTCTCCAAGTACGCCAGGCATCATGCGCGGCGAGTTGTCAGGTTTCTTGATGCTGGCCGGGTCTATGGGCTTGCCACCCGTCCGCACGTGCTCAACCGTGCCGTCGGGACGGGTGATGAATTGGGAAGGCATGACTTAGCGACCTGTATGCAACGACGTTACCGCCCGAATTGCGCTAAGGCTTCACGCGGGACGGCGACCGACCGCGTTGATTCGGGTCGATTCGGACTCGGATCCGGCCGGGGCCTTGATCCAGGCTTCCGTACAACTGCTTGAAGGCTGCCGGGGACAAGTCAACGATGCGTGGGTCCTGGCGGTTGATGGAGCTATCGGTCCCTTTCATGGACCCGACGTCGTTGGCGTAAACCCGCACTGACTTGCCGGTGTCCAAGTCTTCTACCAGAAGCCACTTGTCCAGATACTTGCCACGCAAGGAACGCTGCACCGCAGCTGTCATGTGGTTGGGATTGAAGCGATCTTTGTTGTTAGCCGTCATGGCACCAACGACGCCGTCGCTGCCACCGCTGCCGGTGTAGTAAGTGGCAATGCCCGTCATGCCACCACCCCGCCTGGTGGCTGGAGTTGCCATTGCAGGGGCCTGACTGCTGCTGCTGCGGAACTCCACATGGCCGCCATGGGAGCCGGGGTAGTCGTTGACCACCCAGCCGTAGCGGGCCCCGTTCTTGCGGATCCAGGCGATCGAGGTGCCGTGGATGTCCATCGCATTGCCCCCCAAGTGCAACGATCCCTCGGCACCACGCTCTGCTCTGTTTTTGGCGGGAGTGCGCTGAGAGCTGGCGATGTCGCTCGCCTTCACCTGGCCGCCTGAGTCCCTCACCATTGCGGCGAACGCATTGGCCCCCTGCTTGGTGAAGACAGGAGGGCGACCCTTCTCGTCCTTCATCCCAGAGATGGTGTAACCGGCGCCCGAATCACCCGAACTGCCACGGATGGCGGGGCCATCGTCCCATCGACCGGGCGATCCGCTACCCGTAAAAGGGCTTTCGCCATACCGGCCGCCTCCCTGCGAGTCGAGCGTTGCAGCTGAAGCTGGTGGCATGAAGACGTTCAAGGCCCCAGCTCCGGCACTTCGGATCAAGTTGTTGAGATTTGCCGCTGTCTGCATGTAGGGGTTGGCCGCCACAGGAACCCCGCCAGCGCCTGGTTGCGCGTAACTGATCTTTTGCTGATCCCGCGCCTTCAGAAGCTCAATGTCTTTCGGATTTATCTTGGCGCCCTCAGGTGCCATCTTGTCCCACTGCTTGTAAAAGAACTGGGACGGCGCGGCACCGTACCCGCTGCGCTTGATCAACAGCTTCATGGCGTCCGACAAGCGACCGTTCTCGACGTAGTCGTCGTAGTTCTTAAAGAACTCCGCCGGGGGCATAACAACACCGCTGTCGACCCGTTGCTGAAGTACGTGATTGGCGGCCCTGTTGCCGGGACCCAGCTGGTTAAGGCCAAGACCTTGCATCCAGGCTTCGGGCCCTTTGGGCATCAAGGGAACCATGCTGGGATTGGCGGGCTTGGGGGCTTGCGCTTCTTGCTTCTGCACCCAGGGCGCCAGCCTGTTTTGGAACCCTTCCTGACCACTGCCGTCGGCCATGGTCTGACGACGCATGATCTCGATGCTGTTCGACAGTTCGACGTCCCGGTTGACAAGGAACAAGCTCTCTTTCTTGGTGATGGCCGTGCCACCCTCCGACCCAGGCAACTTCATTGCTGCCATTTCCTGTTCCATGATCCTGGCCTTGGCCAACTTGGCAGCGTTCACGGCCGGCCGCAGATCTGCCGATTGCAAGTCCCGGTATTGACCGATCATCCTGTCTGCGTACCTGGGGTCTATGAGGCCATTGACTTTCAGCTGCTCAAATTTGCGGATCTCAGTGGCCGGGTCCTTGTCGTAGCTGAACGACGTCTCGCGTTCAACCTGCTCCTGCATGGGCCTGGTCCAGGACGTGTTGGACTGGGTCCTGGATTTGTTGATCGTTGCCTGCGCGCCCTGTCGTTCGCCGTCGGTGAGTTGTGCAGCCATCAAATCAGCCTGCATGTAACGATTGTTTCGCTCGACTGGCGTCAGGCTTGGGTCATCGGCCTTGGTGATTGCAAGAATCTCAACGCCTTTGCTTTCACCAATGGACCCCTTGAACGAATCAACTGACTCGTTGAATGTCTTCAGTTGAACCATCATCTTCTGGGTCAACGCCAGCTGGGCTGCTGTGCCACCTTTGGCGCCCAGCGTCGCGAGCAACAGCTCTCCATTGGGGCCGGCCTGGACCTGGGTAAAGACGTCGATCGCCTTGCCCATCAGGTAGTGGTATCGCTGGGGGTCTGGCTTGAGGCCCTTGCCCATGCTGCCTGCAAGCACAGCGGACGACAGCCAGTCGCCGTAGTTGCCAACAAGTTTTTGGTACTCCTCAACGCCGAGACTCAGCCTGGCGCTGGTAAGCATTTGGCTTTGGTCGGCCACCATCCGAGGCACATCAACGTCTTGCCCCATGAATCCGCTGGTCAATGCTGCTTGGCTGGCTGAGCTGGCCTCATTGACCTTGCGATCCAGGTGCATGCCCATGTGCAACCTGCTGATCTCTCCGTTCTTGGCTGCCACCAACGGCATCAACTCGGCAAATCCGGCCGGGTCGTTTTTCGGCAAGCGGTACAAGGCCGACATGGTGCCACTGAGACGTGGATCACCTGGCGGGATCTGGTCAATCGGGACGCCGTCGATCTCGGTAATGGTCTTGAATCGTTCAACAGCGGTGCCGATGTCCTCGCGCAACACAGCTTGGCCCGCGTACCGAGCCGTGTAAGCCTGTTGCAATGGGCTCAAGGCTTGCATCTGCTGGTACGCAGCAGCAGCGCCGGCGTCACCTGCTTGAGCCTGGCGCCACAAGCTGTCTCTGGCCTGGATGAAGTTTTGGCCGGGGGCAACCAGCTGCATGGCTGCAGCTTGGCCAACCGCTTGGGCCTTGGCGTCGATGTTCTTTTGCTGCTGGATGTAGCTGTCGCCCAGGGCGCCTAGGACCGGGCTGAGATTCCCGAGTGCCGAGGCCAATCGCGCCAAGTCTTGGCTCGGTGTCGGCAGGTCCGGGAGCGGAAAGAACTTAGGGGCGCCACCCAGCGTCGGAGCGCCCACCTGCTGGAACGTCGACACCGGCCGAGCCTGGGCCTGCAAGGCCGGAGCATTGATCGAACCTTGGGCCAAGGCGCCACCGGACGCATCGGTGGGGATGCCACCCAGGAGTTGCGCTGCTGTGCCGCGATCCGTGTCGCCGTATGCCTGACCGGTGGATAGACGTGCCATGAGTTATCTCTTGAAACGACCGCTGTAATCGGCCGCCGTGATTGGTTGGATGCCGGAACTGAACCCACCACCAAAGCCTGTGGCGCTTGCGGAACTGGGAGTCGCCTTTGGCACCGGTGGCGGCTGGCCCGTCTTGATCTTGTTGAGCGACGCGCTTGTGCTCATGCCCGTTTGGACGCCACTGACGACGGCACCTGCGCCCTGCAGGATGAACGGCAACATGCTGGGCTTCGCTTGGTAAAGGGGCTCTTGTGGATCCAGCACCGGTTGCTTGATGTACGCCTGTTGACTGGCGATCCGGGAGCCACGCTGGGCGGCGGCCCCACGTTTCTCAAGTTGAATCTGTTGGCCAGTAAACGCCAGATTCTGGCTGCTGTAGTAGTCGTATTGAGCTTGCTGCCTGTAGACGTCGGCCATCAGCGTTTCCACCGTGTTGCCCAGCCGCCCTGACGCCAGCACCTCGCCCCTGGCCTTGGCTCCTGCGGTTGCAGCTTGTTGTTGTTGCTGACTGGTCGCAGCAGTGTCTTGCATCAGTCGGAGATTGAGCTGTGCGATGTCGTCGTAGAACGAGTTGTCGGCCATCAGGCGGTTGATCCGCATCACTTCTTCCTGTTGGTTGGCCCGCATCACCTCAAAGTTCCGGGTCGAGCTGGCTTGCATCTGCTGAAACCGGAACCCTTGTTGGGCCTGGGCATTGGCGAAGTCGACTTGCTGCTGGGCAGACTTGTAGCCAGCCACCGCTTGACCAATGCCCAGGCCGGCACTAAGGATGCCAAGGGTGATGGAGACCGGTTCGCACATAGCTCTAGATCCTCACGAACTCATGGAACAGCCGACCTTCTGTTCCGAATCTGGGATGCGACGAGATGAAGGTAAACCCCATCCACCGCAACCATTTGATATGCACCACGTTACGAGCATCTGCGAGATTGAAAAGCACCCGGTAGCGGAGTTGGACTCGGTCGAGGTGGGTCCGAGCCTCTCTCAGGAACCGCATGGAGTTGAGACGGTCCCGGACCAGGTCGTCGGTGCACAGCATCCAGATCGTGCCAATGTCTCCGTCTTGTGGAACGACGCCCCACATGCCCATGGGCCTGCCGTCTCTCCCGATCATGGTCATGCAGGGAGACCCAGCAAAAAAGCTGTGCAGCAGGGACTCCTGAGGGGTGTGGCCTGAGTGCGCCCGTACTTCTGCGACGTCCTCCTCCCTCATGAACTCCGCCACGTAGGGGATGTCAGCGACCCTGGTGGGCCTGGTGTACGCGGACGTCACAGTCGTGCAGCTCGGGTGTGGTAGAAACCTTCCCACTCTGCCGACTGGAGCCGACAGGGCAGCGGGGAGGAGCTGGTGACTTCGATCTTGGCCTCGATGTTCTGAGCCATGACCGGCACCCGAAACTTGGAGGTGCGGAGGGCCAGCTCACCCAGGCCGATCTCCTGGTCCCCAACCTCGAACCCGGTGTACGGGTACGTCATGGTGTCCCGGCCCCGTGGGGTGATCTTGATGTTGAACGACGACGTCTTGTCAAACAGCATGGTCCAGGTGCGGAGCTGCAGCTTGGGACCTGAGATCACAGCCATGCCACCACCAGGCGGCTGCTCTTTCAGGTACTGGGTGCTGAACTCGTACAGCATGGGATACGACTCACCGACAAAGAACTTGGCACCAGTCAAGTTGCCGCGGACCGTAAGGGTACCGTTGCCACCAGCGCCACCAGCGGCAGTCGACGACAGAAGCTGAACGACCTGGCCGTGCATCAATGTGTTGCCGGCAAATGACCGGCCGACCACAGTCATGTTGCTGGTGCTGGTGTTGATGGGGTACGGCAAGGTGATGGTGCTCTGGATGTCGAGTCCACCTGGCGTCGTCAACGCCACGGAGCAACTGGCTTCCGTGGTCTTCCGGTCCACCAGCATCTCCACCGTCGTGCCTGCGTCCACGGATTCCGGGTGAGTCACGATTTGTTCTAGGTACACGCCATCGGAGTACTGGGCCACGACATACAGGTCACTGTCGACCAGGTCGATGCCGATCACGCTCTTGCCGGCATTGAGCTCCCAGTAACTCCAGGCGCTCTGCAGCTTGTTGTCCCCTTGGAACAGGAACTTGTAGAGATAGATGCGCCGGGGCTGGCTCTTGGCCACGGCGTAGACCGCTTCCTCGGCTGCTGTCGCAATCAGGTTGGACAAGTCCGACGGCAGAAACCGTGGCACCGCTGCTGTCACTTCCTCCGACGTAGGCACCGGGCCTGATGCATCCGGCAAGAAGAACTCCCTCAAGCCGCCGTACTCACCCCTGGGCACCGGGAAGTACATGGTGCGACCCACGATCACCGGGTCCACCGCTTGGCTCATCTCAAACGCTGTGATCTGGGTGATCGTCGCGGTCTTAGGTGTCAACGACGCAGCGACTGCATTGCCACCACTCAACCTGAATTGCCCGTTGCGACTGAAGACCAGCAACACGTCGGCAAAAGCCAGGCTCGACGTCAGCAGGTTGATCTTTCTGCTGCCGGCACTGAGATCAATGGGGTCCGAGTCGACCACGGTCTGCACGGACTCCGGCCAGAACCTGTCGTACGCATCAGCTGCCGACATGATGACGTTCTCATCAGCCAACAACGCAAGCCGATTGCGGAACAGGTTGACGTTCTGGATCGTGGACCCAACAAAGCTCGGCTCCTTTGCGGTGATGTTGTCACCGGCGACCCGACCCGACCAATCGAACTTCCTGAAGGTGAAGGTCCCGTCGTTGTTGCGCACCAGCACGTGCGGCATGGTTGTCGCATCAAACAAGTACTGGATGCCAGGGGCCACTGTCTCCTGCCAGACGCCATGGCCAAAGCCAGAGCCGGTGGTAGTCACGAACTTGACGTAGTAGTCGTCAGCCCCAGTGGCTGCTGTCCCAATGATCTTGACGATGAAGCCATGCTCAGCCTTGGTCGGCAGGTCGGAGATGGTGTCCACTGTGCCTTTGATGGGCACCGTTGCCGTGCCGATCCTGGTGTCGGAGCTGCCCAACGTGTAGTCAGTGCCGTCGTTTTTGACGATTCGCACGATGTAGTCGCTGGCCGTGATGGTCCAGCCAGCTCCAAGGGCCGTGGCCAGTGAGTTGCGCAGGTTGAGCGCAATGTCCACGGTGCTCGGCACATTGCCACCTGCGTTGGCTGTGGTGTACGTGACGGTGGTGCCGTTGACGGTGATGCTGTAAGTGGTGGCGTAGTCAGCAGACTTGATGAACACCATGGACTTGGTGCCCCAGGTGGGTGACGTCGTGGCTGCCATGGCCACCGTCTTTTCACGGCTCACGATGAACGTGTAGTCAGCCACCGATGCCACGCGAAACACGGCACTGGGTTCACCAGTGATGTTGAGGTACGACGTGCCGTCAGGCGTGGCCACCGTCTTGACGGATCCATCCAGGCCAAAGACTTTGATGTCGTTGTCCAGGAGCAACACCAGGAACTGGATGGTCCCGTCGCGATCCACGATGGTCGTGAACGGACGGTTGGCACCAGCTGAACCCGCGAACAACTTGGCCACGTGTTGCGCCGGTGGTCGCTTCTTCAACCCCTCGACCGGGCTGGGCATGCAGTTGACCATCTGCTCGCACTGAGACGCCAGTCGCAACGCTGCTGGTTGCTGGCTGACCCCGTTGATCAGGTTTGGTATGGAGCTACTGATCAGTGGCATGGCTTAACGACGCAGGGCCCAGGCGGGCTTGTAAGTCATGAAAACATCTGTGTGGTTTGGATTGCCACGTAGCCAGCTGTGGTCCCCACGGGTCGTCTCTTCCTCCAGGAACAAGCTGCGGGCCTCAGCCTCGGCAGTGACGTTGATCCGCGACAGGTCAGCTGATCCCAGGATCGCTTCCTGCAACTGGCGGCCAGCCTTGATCATGAAGTACTGGTGGGCGTACTCAGGCACCTCGTCCCACTCAAGGATGTAGGTGACGTCGGCACGTAGGTCCTCGTCGAACTGGTAGCTGCCAGCCCGACGGTCGTAAAGCCTGCCCCCTCTCATGACGACGTCGACGTCTGGGTAGGAGTAGGGGTCGACCTTGACCCGGCTGACGTTGGACCCAATGCCGATCTGTTTGGTCACTGAGTCCCGCATCAGCAGGCGCTCGTAGTCCGTATTGAACGACCACCCCTCGGTCTGGATCTTGCGAGAGACGTCGTTGATGGCGTCTTGGGCTTGTTGTGCCAGGCCGAACTGGCCATTGAGACTGTTGACTGGTGCCTCGCCGAGCATTTGCAGCACCCGGTTCACGGCTTCCAGGAACGTGGTGCGAGCAAGGGTCATGGCGAAAGCCCCAAAAGAAAAAGGGGGAACCGGAGTCCCCCCATATTGACCGCGTTCAGCTGGTCGCGGTATAGATCTCAACCGCACAATCGGGACGCAGGATGCCAGAGCCCAGGGCCATGGAGGCAACCATGAAGGTGCCTTGCCACAGAGCATGGACATCAGCACCGGTCTGCTCCATCTTCATGTCCATCAACTTCACGGTGCCGACAGCCTGCTTGTTGAAAGCAAGAGCGACGGAGGTCGTGAAGTCAGCGGTGTAGTCGTTCTGCTCACCGGTGACCGCAGTGCGGTTGGTGGTGGGCAGGTGGTTCGACTTGAGGATGGTGATGCCAGCAACCTTCAGCACGGTGCCGTCGGCATAAGCGCCAGCGCCGCCCCAATCGCGGTTGATCACGTCGGTGGTCTGGACGAGTTTGTAGTACTCGGCCGGAGCCAGTACGCAGTACCGGTCGTTCTCAGGCAAGTTGTTCTCGTCCATCCGCTGGGCAGCGGAGAACAGAGCGGTGGCTAGCTGAGCGCCAGTGATCGCAGCCTTGGTGGCAGCAATGATCTTGATGCGGGTACCGCCGGGCAGGTCGGTGTTGAAGTTGGTGGCGGTACGAGCTGCCTTGGCAATCATCGCCGCGATGTTGCGGTCGAAGGTGTACGCCAGGGCGTTGCCCATCTCCGCGGAATACGGAGAACGCACGTCCCAGTGGTTCTTGGCCTCGTCGATGTCAGCAACAAACACGTTGGAAACGAGCTTGTCGTCGATCTTGATGACAGCCTCAGCGTTCTTGACTGCGGTGCCCGTCAGCATGGTGCCGGGGGTGTGGTACGCAGCGGAGTTGAGACCGACGATCGGAAACGACGCGGATTTGCCAGAGCTGATGGTGCGGACAGTGTGCAGGGGCTCAAAGATGGTGGCCTTGCGGAACGCGGTGAGAACTTCACCGGCCCAGACCTGAAGGAACAGGGCGTTGTCACCGGCCCAGGTGCCACCACCTGCGGCGTTAACAAGGCCTAATCGTGAAGCGGTAAAATCGGGGGCTGCCATTGCTGGGCTCCTAGGGGAAAAGGGTTGGGGGTTACCCCGACGCCGGGCTCCCATTCACGATCGGGTGTCCACCGCAGTGGGCCGTCGAGGATTTGTGAGTGGGTCTAGGTGGTCTCAGTGTAGGGACAGGCACAACCCAAGCTGATCGACGGCAGCTGGCAGCGCAGTGTTTCCCCATTGCTGACCCATGGCAGCAGCAACTCCTTCGTACGTGCGACTTCGGTTCTTCCAGCGATCTGGCCCTGGCGGCATCAAGTACACCTTGGCTTCCCGGCCATCAACGACCTGCGTCGGCTTCAGCTTGGGCAGGTTCTTGAGCCAGAGGCATGTGGCCTTCACTTCACCATGGCCAAACTGCCACGGCTGGATGATCTGTTGGGGGGGGGTAATGGCTGAGCTGATAATGCTGACTGGGTTCTCGATGCACCAGCGGTCGATCGGCGCATCCATCAGGAGCCGAACAAAGCCCAATGCCTCTGCTTGCTCTTTCTGCTTGCGATGAAAGTGCCTGCTACCACTGGTAGCTAGGTGGGTGCAAGGCGGGTGAGCCACCATCAGGTCCCAGCCGTCGCCAAGCACTTCTTCGACCGGTCGCTGCATGTGCCAACGTGGGTCGCCTTCGCACTCCAGCAGGTCGCAGCTCCATGCGTCGTGGCCGTAAGCCCTGAAGGCGTCACGCACCCGGGCGCTGTATTCACAGGCAATAAGGACTTTCATGAAAAAGCCCCCGAGGTGGGGGCCGGCGTTTTTCCGTTGGCGCTCAAAAGATGCTCGACCTGCTCAACTTCTCCTGCACCTTCCGCTGGTACGCGGGGTCCTTGCTGTAGCGCGGATCCGACATGGCTTCGACCAGCTGAGCTGTGCTCTCAAACTTGTCGCTGCTGCCCTTGGATGCACGGCCACCAATGAGCTTGGGTTCACGGCCTTCGACAGCTGAGTACCGGGCATGGAGACCAGTGATGGCCATCTTCACCGCAGCCATGGGCTGTGTGTTGATGATCTGGTTGAAGCCTTCGACCTCGTCGGGCTGCAGGTTCTCCCCTGCCCACTCGATCATTTTCCTGTACTCAGCCTCACCACCAAGGGACTCCTTGATGGAAGCCACCTCCTTGACCGACAGGGCTGTGTCCTGTGTCGCCTTGTACTGGAGCCCAGACAAGTACGCATCAACCATGTCCCGGTTGAAACCAGCTTCCGCCAACTGGTCGTAGTCCCCGGGCTCCAGGGTGCCCGTCTGTTGCCAGCGGACATTCATGTCCTGGAAGTCGATGCCAGCATCGTCGAGCTTCCCGCCGATCAAGTCGCCGTAGATTTCACGGGCGTCACCAGCGGGCTTGTCATCCTGCTCCTCGTCGTTGCCATCGGTCTCATCGTCAGCAGCGTTGTTGTCTTCAGCTTCTGGCGCGGTTGATTGACCACGGCTGAGCTTGGTCTGCAGCTCCTTGTACGCCTTCTCCAGGTCCTCGACGGACTTGTACTTGCCGGCCAGGAGCTCGGCTGGCTTGTCGTCTCCGTCGCTTGCCAGGGCGGCCAGCATCGCCTCGTTGTCAGGCGACAGGGCTGGGGCTTCAGATTGAGTGATCGTGACGGCTTCGGGCATGAGTCGATCCTTGGTGGTGTTCAGTTGATGGTGATGGAGCCGTCGTCGTCAAACGTGACGACAGGCGTGGGGTCTGGTTCCATTGCGGGTCGTGCCTCTACGTGGTCAATGACCATGTCAGGCGTTGGGCCCCATTGCTGCACCTGCGCCGGTGGGCCCGCTAGGGATACCGGGTCCCTCTGGGGGGCTGGGGAGGGCGTTGGGCTGGGCTCCCTCTTGGGTTGGGTCCGTGCCGTCTGCGAATTGAGGGCCATAAGGTGCTCCTGCTTGGGTGTAGTTGTTGGCGACTTGCGCCATGGCTGATGACTTGAGGCCAGTCATCAGCATTTCACGTTGGCCGGCTTGCTGTTGTTCCGCTTGGGCAGCAGCTGCCTCCTGTTGTAGCTGGTCCTGAGACTTGACCAGGTTGGTTGTGTCGATGGATTCACTTGCAGCCAGACGACGCAGTGCCTCGTCGATGTTCACGAACTTGGCGACAGCTTCAGGGCCCAGGGTCTGGGTGGCAGTGGTGATGAACTGGATCAACTTGTTGCGGTCATCGCCACGGCCGATGGCTTCAAGGCCCGTGACTGGCCTTGGGTTGACCAATGGCACACCACCTTGACCCTTCGGGAAAGCCTGGAGCTTGCGTTGTTTGCGCAGGACGTGAAGCAACCGACGCACCAGTGGCAACTGCAGCTCTTGAGTAAGGATCGAGTACAGGCCGCCGATGCCAGCCTCGAGCTCCTGGCTCATGTAACGGATCTCCTCTGCCGTGACCCGCTCCCCTCGTCGTTGGATGGCAGTGTTGAGCAGGAACGCAAACTGCAACCGGGCTTCGATCCGTTCGATGGTGCTGTTGGCGATGCTCAGGTCCTGAGCCTTCTGGGTCTGAATGACGGTGACGTCAGCCGCGTTGCCTTGGACGATGGCCCCGTTCTCAGCGTTGGCCAGGGTCCTGGGCCTGGTTGTGCCGTTGGGGTTGACGAGGAACAGGATCTTGGCGGCAGCAGCAGCCCCCTCGATGATCGCCTGGTACAGGCTCTCGAGGGCCAGCAGATCCCCGTAGTACTCCTCGATGTACGAGCGGCCGTACTCCTCGCTGTCCACGCGGTTGAACCGCAGGGGGATCCAGGGGTTGACGTCGCTGTCGCACATGCCATGGGACCCAGGGATCTCTTTGCCTTTCGCTTCCTGGTACCAATGGACCTTGCCGTCCTCGTACTCGACGTGGGTGTAGAGCTTGATCGTCTTTGAGCTACGACCTGACTCGTATCCACCGTCCTCGTCGTCGAGATCGTCGTACAACCCGGGCGGCAAGGCATCGGGGTAGACCTCTTCCTCGACCACGATCTCGGTGACGGAGCCCATCGGGTCACGACACACGGCGTAGCGGTTCAGGTGAATCACCTTGACGCCGTCTTCCGCCACATACAGGAGCACGTTGCCCCCGACCAGGAGGTGCTTGAAGGCTTCGTGCATCGAGGCCCGGCCGTTGGCCACCTCAAACGCAGACATGCCGGCTCGCTCCACCTGGACCAAGGCGGTGTCGAGTTCCGTCTTGATCTCTGGCCCTTGCTCAGCGACCCGGAGTGCCAGGTCGTCGATCTCGAGCTTGAAGAAGCTGGAGTTCGGGGGGAACAGGGTGATCAGCAACTTGCTGGCGAGATAGTTGACGCCCCTTGCCCCAAGGCTTTGGTACGGGGTCTTCAGTCGACCCCGGTCCCCTTGCCCTGCATCCGGAATAAGACCCGGAATCGTCACCTTGCTGCAGTCCCGGGCCCGTTGCAAATACGGATCCCGGTTGGTCTGCAGTTGGCCGTACCTGGCCGCAGCCGTGCCGTCGTCCTCCCCGTACGGCTTGGCTTGGCGGTCGACGTTGCTGGTCAGGTTCAGCTCCATCAAGCCGCTCCCGGTATCGCGAGGGTCGTCATCTGTGGCATGTCGGTCCGGAGCTTGCGACGACTGGTGCCAGCCCGCATGGTTTGGCCGGTGGTTGCATCAACAGATTCGATGGCTGACGTTGGTGCCATGGCCCCTTGATTCGGGGGCGGTGGCGCGGGAGCGTTGCTGATGGCCAGCTGCTCCCGGTACTGGGCTTGCTGGGTGTTCATCTGCTCCTGCTGCATGGCCATCTGCTCACGCTGGAGCGCAATGCTCTGCTCTTGAGCCTGAGCTGCAGCCTCGGCTTGCTGCTGTTGCTGCTTCTTGCCGCCTCCTCCACACATGGATCAATCCTCGTTTTGTTGCTCAAGATAAACGGCCCGTAGCATGCGCACCACCTGTCTGGCGCCCACTGCGATCCAGATCTCTCGATCGGACAACACTGGATCAGCACAGGACTCGGGATAGATCTCGTCGAGGCGCTTGATCAGGGCCTCGTCAATCGGGGGGAACAGATCATCCATCGGTCTTCATGGCGGGGTCACGATCCGGGTCCCACAGTTCCACCGTAGCGGCGGTGAAGTCGTAGTCCCCGTAGCGCAGGATGCGGGCCATGCGGGCATTGAGCAAGGCATCGGCAAAGGTGCCCCCGTTCTTCCGGTATGCCTCAACCACTGCGTTCCACATGGCAGGCAGGGTGTGATGCGGGGCCAGCAGCTTCTCAGCTTTCACTGGTCCAAACCCTTTCAATCCGGGGTAATTGTCACTGGTGTCACCGACGAGGGCCTGGGTCATCCAGTTCCTGTTGGCGTCCGCCAAGTCGTTGACCTCCATCTTGTCCATGCGCAGCAAGGGCCCCGGGATCGTGCGCATGTCTTTGTCAGCGGTGACCATGATCGGATCCTTGTACGACCCGTTGGTCATGAAGATCCCCATGACGTCGTCGGCCTCCAGGTTCTGGTAACACTTGACCTCGTACTCGGACTCGAGCCAGACCCTCAGGTCACGGAGACCCAGGGGCTTGCGACGTCCGGACCGGTTGGCCTTGTACTCAGGGGACAGCTGGTGCCTAAAGGTCGGGTACGACGACAGGCACATGACCACGGACTTGTGCCCGGTTGCGTCTTGCCACTTGCCCACCTGGTGGGTCATGTAGCTCTTGGCGTCCGATTGCTCCAGGTGCAGGGTGTGGATCCATTCGTCCCAGCGGATGTCGTATTCACAGGCTGAACAAGCTGCGTACAGCAGCCAATCAGCGTCCACAAGCAAAGTCACGATGCAAAGTCTCCATAGGTTTGTTGGCGAAAGGCGGACGCAACAACGACGGCCTCCTCCCGTGTGTCGTATGAACCCAGGTAGCGAGACCCTTGCGGGGTCCTGCATGAGGCTTGCCACCTACCGCTTGGCAGCTGAAAGGCTCCGCCCTTCCACTTCTTGTTATTGGCCGCGTTTTGGCTTCGCGTCGCCAGGCGCAGGTTGCTAATTCGGTTGTCGGCCTTGCCTTGGTTGATGTGGTCAATGTCTCGATTGCCCGGATCGTGGCCATGAAACATGAGCCACGCCAGTCGATGAGCCTTTAGCCACCGCTTGCCATAGACGATGACGCGATAGCCATTCCTGTTAATGCTTCCAGCAATTGACCCAGCAGGCGTGACCACTCGTCCTGGCCTGTCAGCCAACCAGAGCAGGTCGCCGTTGGCGGGCTCGTACCGGAGATGTTGCTTGATCTCGCGCAGGGGCGGCAGCGGTTTGTAGACGGTCACTTGGGTTGCTCCAGCATGCGGGCCATTTCCGCACAGGCGCGGAGGGTGAGGTAAAGGGACATGGGCTTGATGTTGCGGTCAGATGCGTACCGCAGTGCGGTGCGGAACCCTTGGCTGATGTTGCCGTTGCCCAGGGCCTTGGCGGCCTCGGCTTCGACGGCAGTGCAGCGGACCCCGATCTGGATGCGGGGCTTCATCTTGGTGAGACGTGCCATCAGAAGAACCGGATGCCTTGGTAGCCATCAACGCGCTTCATGACCTTGCCTTCCCAGTGGACAGACAGGGGTGGCAGGTGCACCTCGACGGTGTGGAAAGTGTGGGCACAGCCCAAGCAAAGCCGTTGACGGATCGTGGTCTCTGGTCCTTCTTGCCGTGTGTTGACGACACGGTCGTATTTGCTGTTGCAGTTTGGGCAAAGCATTGGTGTGGGTTCAGGTTCCGAAGTAATGGGACATGGGCACGACGAGTCGGCCGGTGTCCTGGTCATAGAGCAACTTGTCGCAGGGCCCTGTCGTACCGGAGAACCGGTTCTTCAAGACACGCAGTTGCATTTCATTGCGCTCAGCAGCGTCGCCTTGTTGGTTGCGTTCGCAGCCGATGACCATGTCACTGAGTTGTGCGATGGCATGGCTGCCACGTAGGTGACCAAGGCTGGTCTGTGCTCCTTCCTCATGGCCGCGGCCTTCCGGTCGCTTGAGGTGCGACACCAGCACCAGGCCGATGCCGGTTTGTTCCACCACCTGGCGCAACTTGGTGCATGTGACGTCGATGGCACGGCGTTCATCTAGGTCCGTCAGTCCCGAGATGACGATCGTGAGGTGATCAAGAACCACGACGTCGACCCCTTCACCGTCAGCCAGGTATCTGATCTTGGCGATGAGGTGGTCCGGGTCCATGGATCCGAAGTGGTCATAGAGATAGCAACGACCAGTGCCAAAGACACGGTCAAAGCCTTCTCGGATCTCATGCTCGTCGGCTGCATTGGGGTCCAGGTGTATCGGCTTGTTGAGTTCGATGCCGACGATGCCTTGCATGGTGCGCTTGGTGGACTCCTCGAGGGCGATGTAGCCGACACGGAGCCCAGCCCGAAGAAAGTGGTGGGCCCACTCCCGACACACGCTGGATTTACCCACGCCTGAGCCTGCGCACAGGGTCACCATCTCGCCACGTCTGAAGCCACGGGTCATGGCATCGAGCTGTGGCCAAGGGTAAGGGCAGGCCGAGCTAGAGCCCGGCTTGATCAGCTCGTCCCAAAGATCGTTGGCATTGACGATCCCGTCGGGCCTGGTTGGCGTGGCTTTCCAAAGCAGCTCCCGAAGGATCTCCCCCTCGCCGGCCACCACCATGTCGTTGGCGTCCTTGCGGGGCAACTGACACACGGCCACCTTGCCCAAGGGCAACACGGCCACGCACTCAGCAGCAGCCTTGACGCCAGGCTCGTCGGAATCGAAGCAAAGCACGATCCGTGCAAACTGACCCAGCCAGGTGGCGTTGGCAGCCAGGTACTTCTTCGCCGATTGAGCTCCATTGGGGAGCGAGACCACCGGGTACTTGTTGCCTTGCACCTGGGAGACAGACATGGCGTCGATCTCCCCCTCTGTCACGGTGACAAAAAGCCCTGTTTCCTTGCCAAAGTTCTGGCGCCACAGGTGCTGACCCCACAGCTGGAGACCAGAGGTGTCCCCAAGCCAGCTGAACCGCTTGTCTGCACCACGTAGGTGCTGAGCCACCACCTTGCCGGATTGATTCCGGTACGGCGCCACCTGGACGGGGCGACCGTTGTTGGTAGAGAGCCCGTAGCCGAACAGGGCGCAGGTCTCCTCCGTTATGCCGCGCTTCGGCAAGCCCTTGGTCTCGACGAAGTCGAGGAGCGGGGTGACTGGTGGCGGCAATGGTTCCATGCGGGGCTCGGGCTTGTCCGTTTTCTTTGGTTGTTCTTGGTACCCGCATCCGAAGCAGGTCCCGTGACCGTCGTCGTAGC